AAAAGACGGTAAAGAACCAAAAGTAAATTCCCCGTACCAAATGAAAAAATGTTTTGAATTACGGTAAGTGTTAGTAATATTTTCTACTTTTTGTAAATTTCCCGCACCGAAGGGGATTTAGCCGCCGCAGGCACGCAGGCCAGGACATAACCGTACAACTCTTCCGTCAAAATAGCATTCCCATCGCCAGCCGCATCAATCAGAATCTCTGAAACTTCCCTTTTATATCTAAACAAAGCCTCAAGATTCAAAGGCAAATTCTCTTCAAGAGAAAAAATCAACGAATTTACAGTATATCTAATAATATTGCTTTTGGTATTCCTGTTAGCCAACTTAATTAATTGAATATCCCATGAGGTAAAAGGTCTAAAGGTGGCGACTAACGCCGCAGGCTTAAATGCGCTGCGCGCGGCTTCAAAACAACCGTCGCTGTCTACAGCATCCCAAAAGGCATCGATAGTAGTCCAACTATCACAGACCTCATACTGGCGCCAAAGGTTCACCCTAAACGATTCCAAGTCCTGCTCTCTAAGCGCGCTTAGCACATCAAAAGGTAAATAACCCTCACCTGCCAAAGCAACTTCTCTTATCCTACTCTTCAATTTATAAAATGCGCTGCGCGCAGCATAAAAATCATTCATCGTTCCTATCTCCTTTCAATTCAACGGGTCGTTGTCCCAAGCCGCCCAAAAGAACTCAAAAAAATTATCCTCTAAATGAAGGGCGCGCGCAACGTCTTTCCAAAAGTCCTTCCAATTCTTCTTCTCACTGTCAAGAACCTTCAAAGTAACGTACATAAGCGCCATCAGCTTATCATCCGTACAATCTCCAAAATCATTTCTTGCAATTCTCAAGAAGTCCTCAAGGCTACCCGCAATTCCATTATACTTATGAACATTCCACAAGAAAGTCTCTTTAATTACTCTCTCAAAGACATCGCCCGCAACATCAAAAATATTGGTAATCTCACAGTCCGCATCATACTTGTTCAAATACTCGTTCCATGTGCGGCGCGCGGCCTGTCCTGCGGACGGCTTATTTACATTTACATTCATACTCATATCTCCTCTCCACCATGCGCCAACTCCTCGCTGCCGCAGGCCAACTCCTCCATTGCTTTTCTATTATAAAGAATCTCAAAAGCGTCCATATTGTATCTCATCTCAAATGCCGACATTCTCCAGAGCATTGCCGCATCAAGTTCCTCAAAATCATCAAACTTAACATAGCGGCGCGCGTACCTCTCCAGAAACTCCTCAAGGGTGCGCGAACTCTTCCATATCATAACAATCTCATGCTCAATTTCACTCTCCGCCACGTCTTCAAGCAGTTGCGCGGACAGCATCTCCCATCCTTCTCTAAGCGGATGGGGCGGCATATCATTGTCAGTTGCCCAATCTCTTTCCTCTAGCCAGCGCGTGATATTCATATAAGCCCCCTTTTTTCGCGACTTAAACTCCCCAAATTGCGGCCAGTATGCCAATAATTGCGGCGATAGGTGTAATCATCATTGTTACAACGAAGGCCGCCACCCCAATCTTACTTGTTTTATCTCTCTTGACTTCTAAAAACAGAGATAGTGCGCCAATAGCCAAACAAAGTATAAAAATAGTGGCACTTATTCTAGCAACCAATCTTTTCTCCTTTCCCCGAACTGATGTTCGAGTGAAAAAGGTGTGCGCGCAAGAGCCTTAGATTGTCGAACTAATGTTCGATGGGTTAGGTTAGGTGTTAAGGCAAGCCCGCACAACACTTTTTCTTTCTTCTTTTGTTTTCTAAAGATATTATAACACAAATTTTTTTAAAATGCAAAAATTTTTTCCACCAGACCTTTTTGGCTTTTGTTTTTGGCGGCTGTGCCTTTATTGTACAAAAAATTTTTCAAAAAATCAATCGGCTTGACTTCCAAAAAATTTTTTGGTATAATATTTGTAGGTTAGGAAAACAAAAGGAGACATCAATGTGAAACTAGACAATTCAATCAAGAGCGCCGAAGCCCGCATAAAATACATAGAACAACAAATTGCGGCCGCGCCTAAAAAAATATCAACTGGAGAATTGACAGCAATTTCAGATTACCTTGTTATGCCTCTTGAGAAAGACGAAAAAAAGAAAAAGGAAATTATTACTTTCAATCGAACAATCACTTTCAACAAAAGAGAAGTGTCTTTTGAGAGCATGACAACTGAATTCCTAGATGATGAAGATATGGTCTATCAAATGTCAGTTACGCCAGACAAAAACCGATTATTAGACCCTAAATATCAAAAGATAACAGAAAAAGATATACAAACAATACCCGGCTTGGCGGAATTGCGGCAATCCATTCAGTCTATTGAGAAGCAATTCCAGAACAGTTGCGGCAAGCGGCGTTACCTATTAAAGAAACAGTTAATAGAGATGTATAAAGACCAATATATCTTAAAAAACATCTTCAGACCAACGATGCCGCCGCCCGTTGAATCAAAGACATTATCTCAAATATCATTAGATAGCAAAGTATATTATAAAGATAATATTATCTATGCTTCTGGATTTTCTCTATTGATTCCAAAGGTTGTTGAACTTCTATTAGAAGGTTATGTAAAAATCAAAGAAGATACCTATGAAAAATTCAATAGTGATGCAAAATATCTAATAATAGATTTAGAAAATCTTATTGATACTTTTCTAAAACCTAACTATCCAGAGTTCTTTGATGTATTAACCTACAAGATAGATGGCGACACTAATGCGGCGATAGCTAATAAAATATTTAAAAAATATAATATGAAGCACGGCGCTAGTTATTATTCTACCCTTTGGCGCAAGAAGATTCCTCACCTATTGGCGGAAGAGGCACAGAAGAGATGGCTTGTTTGGCACTTTACTTTTGAGCAGAAAGGTAAGTGGCGGAAATGTTCTAAATGCGGAGAAATTAAATTAGAACATCCATTCTTCTTTAGTAAAAATACAAAAAAGAATGGCGACATTACTTATTATAGTATCTGCAAAGAATGTAGAAAGAAGAAGCGCGCAGAAGGGAGTAAGATAGTTTATGCCAGAACTCAATCTTGAGGCTATTGAACCAACAGAGAGCGAGTTAGTTGAGACTAACTCCCCTCAAAAAATAATTTACAAGGGTCAGATGCCCAATGAGAAGAATGCTTGCTTTTGTGAGAAGGAAGGCCGCTGGCTAAAAACAGATAACTTCTACACTTACAGAGACGGCTCTCATCCCAAGATGTGCAAAAGTTGTTTAACAATGCATATCGACAACTTCAATGAAGAGACTTTCCTTTGGCTATTCCAAGAGAACGAATTTGATATACCTTATGTTCCCTCTTGGTGGGTTCATCTTAGAAACAAAGAATTAGCAAAGGCGCCGCGCGGCTTGAAGGGGACGTCTGTTTTTGGTAAATATCTATCAAAAACAAAGATGACCCAATATAAAGACCTTCGTTATAAAGATTCAGAAGAAGCGCAACAAATGGCGGGCGAAGTTCTTTATAATGGAAGTGCCGCAGAAGAGGAACGCCGCAGAGCGACAAATCTTGAAGTTCAATTAAAGAAAGATTTTGAAGAGGGTAAAATAAGCCGCGCGGAGTATGAAACAAAAATGCCCGCAATCCGCTCTAATCAAGAGTTATTGTATGCGCAACAGTTTGAGGGGCGAATGATGGCGGGCGCAGAGTTTCAGCAAGTTCAGCCAGACTACTTCCCGCAAGATGAATTACCAAGCCCTGGCGCCGACCTTACTCACGATGACAAGGTTTACCTTGCTATGAAATGGGGGCGGCTGTATTCCCCAGACGAATGGGTGCAGCTTGAGCGTGACTATCAAGGAATGGTAGAAAACCTTGGCGCAAAAGATACAGACACAAAGAATACCATCATCTTAATCTGTAAAGCCAATCTCAAAATGAACAAGGCGATGGACATGGGCGACACAGAAGACGCGCTCAAACAGTCCAGAATGTACGATATGCTGCGCAAGTCGCTTAAACAGGTCGCCGCACAACATAAAGAGGGCGCGGGCTTCCTTAATTCAGTCGGTGAGATGGTAGCCTATTGTGAAAAGAGCGGCGGCGCAATCCCGCGTCATCAGATTTCTGCGCCTATTGACATTGTAGATAAAGTAATTAAAGATTTAAAAGAATATAATAAGTCTTTAATTTATGCTGATGCTTCTCTTGGCGGCCAGATAGAGGATTATTTAAAAGCCAAAGCTATTCTCGACCAAAAGAAGAGAGATAGACAAGGCGGGCAAAAAAATGAAACAGAAGATTCCGATTTTTCTGAATTCCAAGAGAGGATGAAAAATTTAAAAGAAGAGGAGGAATCAACAGAAGAAGATGAGTCTTAAATCTTTACTTAATCTTTCTATTGAGAGAGAGCAAGGTGAGTTGCAATCTCAAGAGGAATTAACAGAAGAAAGATTGAGTAGACAAATGGATAGTCTAAGAAGCCTAATAGCTTTTTATCGTGAGTATCCAGACCTCTTGGTAGATGAACTAACAGGTTGGGCAAAAACTCACGATAATAGCGGCTTTCACTTTTATTTTTATCAGAGAGTGTTTTTGCGGGCGGTCATGCGGCACAGATTTATTTATGCAACCTTCCCGCGCGCGTTCTCTAAGTCTTTTCTTTCGATGATGGCTCTGATGTTGCGGTGCATCTTGTATCCAAATACTCATGCGGCTATTACTACGGGGGGTAAAATATAATAAAATTATTATTTATATAAGGAGGAGCAAAGTGAGTGCGAAAAACGTCCTTTTAAATTTTGAAGATATTGACACAGAAGAAAAAGCTTATTGGCTAGGTTTTCTATATGCAGATGGAAGTGTGGGGTCAAAAGAAGACAAAATAGAATTGGGTCTCGCAGAAAAAGACCTTGAGCATATAAAAAAATTTAAAGCTTTTATGCGAATAAAAAATAAAATCGGTTATAGGCCAAAAACAAAATCTTACCGTATTAGTTTTAGAAGTGAGAAGTGTAAAAAAGATTTAATAAGCAAAGGTTGCGTTCCTAAAAAATCTTTAATTCTTGATTTTCCAAGTGAAAAACAAGTTCCAAGAGATTTAATTCGCCATTTTATTAGAGGATATTTTGACGGAGACGGTTGGTTTACGAATACAAAAAATTGTTTTCAAGTCGGTATCATTGGGACAGAAAAATTTATAATAGGTTTTTTAACCTGCATTGAAAACATTAACAAAAATTGTAAAATTTTTGAAGTCCATCGTAGAGACGGGGCGAAAAGATATATTTTTGGAGCGCACAATGATGTTTTTTACTTTTTAAATTGGATATACCAAGACGCGACGATTTACCTAGAAAGAAAACATGAAAAATATTTAGATTTTATAAAAAACGGAAGTCAGTATCATAAAAAAGTATAATTTTATTTTGCCGTGCATTAAAGAAATTTAATGTATAATCATTGCGGAATTAAGCGAGAAGGCTGTGATGCTAACTCGAACCGAAGGCTAATTAGAGTCAGGGGCAACGCGTAGAGGGTGAAAAGATATAATCCCTCCAAGAGGCCGCAACACAATATTTTATAGAAATATTTGAGATACCTAACGTTAAAACGAGGGTGAAAAAGTACGCTGGACTTATGCGAAAAAGAAGCATAAGAACTAAGAGATAAAAAACTTTTAGGATAACAAAACGAAAGAGCAAGCAGCTTCAATTACAGTTTCTAAGATTGAAGAGATATGTTCTCTAATCCCCGCCTTAGAGAGTGAAATTAACTGGGAGCGCGGCCAATCTAAGAAAACAAAAGATACTGTAAAATATATTTTTAAGAACGGCTCTACGATAGATATACTTGCCGCAAAAGAGAGTTCGCGCGGACAGCGTAGAACTTGCCTATTGATGGAGGAGTGTGTCCTTATTGACGGAGATATACTTAACTCCGTTATCATCCCCACGACTAACGTTAACAGACTTCTTCCAGATAACACTCGCCAAAATGAAGAAGTTGTAAACAAGTCACAAATTTATATTACAACAGCAGGTTGGAAGAATAGCTTTGCCTATTCTAAACTTGTTGAACTATTGGTACAAAGTATCATAGACCCAGATGAATGTATGATAATGGGCGGAACTTATGAGACTCCTGTTACAGAAGGTCTTTTGGATGAGGACTTTGTTGACCAATTAAAGTTACAAGGAACTTACAACAGTGAAACATTCGATAGAGAGTATAAAAATATTTCTGTACTCTTTAAATTGCTGAGAATTGCGGGAAACTCCTTAGAGTCTTTTGACTACAGCGTGAGTATGAAATAAGACTGGGCGCGAACGCTTAAAAACAAAAGAATTGGACAATCCGCAGCCGAGCCTCGAACAGAGGAAGGTTCAACGACTAAGTGCTTTTATCTCTATTGTTAGAATAAAAGACAGTTCAGCACTTCATAAAAAGAAAGGAGTCGTCATTATTAATTATGATGAGTCAAATAGTAATTGATAATATCGGTACTCAATTTTATATAACCGAAGATGGAAGATGTTATAACTCTGATACTCATAGATTCCTCAATGGGACTGTTCATATGAGGGGCTTCCGCGAGTATGTTTTGCGTATTAAGGATGCAGAAGGAAAATTAAAATACAAAAAAACTTATGCGCATAATCTTGTTGCGGAAGCTTTTTTGCCGAAGCCAAGAACAGACAAAAAACTTTATGTTATTCATAAAGATGGAAATAAGCTTAATAATCATGTGGATAATCTTTGTTGGGTGTCGCGGCAGACTTCTACGGCAATAGGTGGAACCGTGACACAAGAGCAAAAGAAACAATTTGCGGACGCCACTGTTTTTCAATCTGTCTATTGTTTCAATAGAAATAGAGAGATTGTGGCTAAGTACAAAAATCTTCTTGCGGCCAGCCTTGCGACAGGCGTCTCCGAAAAGGATATCATGACCGCCGCATCACAGAAGGAACTTAGCAGAATTAATGACTTCTATTTTTCTTTTGCTCCTACTCTTGAGAACGTTCGGTTTTATGAAAAACAACAAAAGCAAAAAGCAGTATATCAGTATTCCTTAACAGGTAAATATATTAATAAATATGAATCTGTGGGGCTTGCGGCGCGCAGTATTGGAAAATCAAATGGGGCAACCCAAATTTCAGAGTGTGCGCGCGGTAAACATTCTTCTGCTTTTGGTTTTGTTTGGAAATATGAAGAAGATATAGTCTCATCTTTGAACGAAAGTCAAAGCTAAGAAAAATTGAGAAGTATTTGGAGCGGAGACGCGAAAAACGCATTTTATTCATCGGAGAGTTTTGACAGCCAGAGAATTTTGGCTCTTGCCGAAGAAACCTATGATGCCAAAAAAGCCAAGACCTGTTATTATGTTTTGGGCGTTGACGTAGGTCGAATTGGATGTACAACAGAGGTATGCGTTTTTAAGGTGTCGCCGCAACCTATGGGGACTTCTATTAAGTCTCTTGTGAACATTTACACTTATGAGGCAAAGGACTTTGAAGAACAGTCTGTTGCTCTAAAAAAATTATACTATAAATATAAAGCTAGAAGCATTGCTATTGATGCTAATGGACTCGGCGTAGGCTTGGTAGATTTCTTAACTAAGAGTCAAGTTGACCCAGAGACTGGTGATGTTTTGCCACCTTTTGGAGTTGAAGGCGGAACAACAGAGAACGTAACTGATTTGTATAAGGACATTAAAGGTGCGGGAGTTGAGACAAACGCGCTCTTCCTTATTAAAGCAAATGCGAATCTTAACTCCGAGGCCTATTCTTATGCGCATACGCAACTTAGTTCTAGTAAGATTAAATTCTTAATAGACGAGGCGCAAGCTAAGACTAAGTTAATGACAACTAAAGCAGGCCAAGCAATGACGAGTGAACAGCGCAACGAGTATTTGCGGCCTTACGTTTTAACTTCTTCTCTTAAAGGCCAGATGCTTAACTTAGCAGAGGAAAATCAAGGCGTGAATATTGTCTTGAAACAGGTTAGTCATGGTATCCCCAAGGATAAATTCTCTGCTTTTATTTATGGATTATATTATATAAAACAAGAAGAAGATAGACAAAAGAAGAAAAGACGCAGAAGTATGTCTGACT